AAGGATTTCCTTCGCTAAACCATCTAAAGTCAAAGCGGCTTGTTCGGCTAGAATCTGAGTCGCTTCGGTTTCAACTGCGTCTTCGGTTTCAGTCTTCAGCTTGTCGGTCAAGGTAACATAGTCACCATAACGCAAAACGGTGGCGGTGCTGTCAGTTACAGCTAACTGAGAACCGTTAGGAGTTACACCCTCGGTTAGAGGAGTGGAAGCAGCAGACAAAGCTGAGTACTTGCGGAACTTGATAACATCAGAGTTATTCTTAGGAATATCTCGAACCTGTCCGAATTTGGTATGAAGCAAAAGCGGAGTGGCACGTTCCAGTAAAGTCCTATCATAATAGGCATTGATGTTTGGAACTTGGGTTTTTGTAGTTATTGCTACGGGCATATTATTACTTTAGCTCTTTCTCATAACATCTTCCTGATGGGCTTTAAATTCTTCAGCTGACATATCCCAAACTGATTTGCCCGAAGGTGAAGTTGTTTTGGTAGAAGGAGCAGGAGTTGAGCTACTAATGCGACTCTTAGAAGCGGAGGTGTCAATGACAGCTTTAATAATTGGATTATTAAGTGAGTCATCGTAAGACTTCCCTGAGCCTTTAGCGCTTAACTTGATTAAATTAAATAAATCATCTGAAACCTCTGGGTGAGATTTCCGCCAATCAGAGTCAGTAGAAACTTCGCTTAATTCTTTTAGCTTGGCTTCTGTTTCCTCTAATCGTTTTGAAAGTGAAGTTATAACACTTTCTTTCTTGGCTTTTTCCTGTTGTCTAATTTCAAAACCTTTACGGTTCTTATCTTTAACATCAGGCGTTTCTTCTTCTGTTTCCTCTGGCTGTTCTTCAACAACCTCTTCCTCACCTTCTGTTACTTCACCCTCCTCTTCAATAACATCGGTGGTTATTTCTTCGTTTTCCATATTGTTCTCGCCTATTGGCGGTTAATATATTCTCCCTATTAAGGGGTTAATAAGTCTAATACTTTTTGGATAAACTCTCTAATGCCTTGTACTTTCTTAAAATCTTGTCCAACTTTCTCATTGAGATCATTAGCGTTTATCTTATCAAAACTGACATCTTTTAACTGCTCTTTCAGAAAATCTACAATCAATTTACCGCTGGGGTTTCTAGCAGCGACTCTCAGTCTTTCCAGTTGGCTTGTGTCATTAATATCCATACTTTAATTATAGCATACTCCCTCCGTTAGGCTCTTCTGGTTGCTCCTTCATCGGTAGATTATTAGGGGACATTGAAGGCTGTTCCTGTTGAACTGGCGCAAAAGCCTTAGGATTTATCTTAAAACCTAACTCATTAGCAATATCAGACACTAACTTCGCTCTTGCTTCAGCTTCGGTAACATACTGAACTAACTGTAAGCCATTAGAGACTCTTGCTTGCTTGTTATAGAGTTCTCCCGTTGGATTAAGACCGATATAAAGTTCTACTTCCTTGAAAAAGTCCTTTTCCAGTTGTAAAAATTGCTTAGTGTTCTTTAGTATTTCTTGCTTCTTTAATTCAACGATCTGATTAAACTGCTCTGCTGTAATAATCCCACCGCTAATTGCTATTTTAGGCATCATAGAAATTAACTGCCCTTTAGACATAGCCATGGCATATTCTTCAAGATAATCAGGGTCGCCAACTATCTCAAGCTTTTCAAGTAAGGAAGTCTTGGCTAGTAAATCAGGAATAACAAACCTCTTGAACACAGAGGAAAAGAATAGACCAAACCTCTCCCGGATATAGTCATAGTATTTGCCTATCTGTTGGTTCTGAACACTAACGGCTGTCGCTGAGGTAGATGATGGCAAGGACTCGCCTGAGGCAACTTCAAATGCTTTCAAAGCTCTTTGCGCATCTTCTAGGTTAGAGTTCCATTCGTTGCTGAATAAAACAAGGTTAGGGAATTGATTATTTAATACCGCTAAATGCTCTGCGTTTATTACCTGTCCGGTCTTCACAGCAGACAATACATTCTTTGTGGCTATCTTCTGGTCGTTAGACCAGTAAACAAATTTAGAAGCCTGTTCTAATACTTCTCTAAATCTGTTCTTTAAGTTATTGGCGTTATTCTGATAAGGGATTAAAATTTGTCTAGCACCTTTCCTTAGCCAAGTACCTTCATAAGTTCCAAGATGAAACTCCTCGTAAGGTTTATACTTTGTAATTTCAAGCTCTTTAGATATCTTAATGTTCTCTGGCTTTAGTTCTTCGGCAAGTACAACAATTCCCTGTAAATCATAGTTTATGTCTTCCCATTTCTTACCTTTTTTAGCCTTAACAACAATGGTCAATGCTTCTACATATTCGTGACCATCTTCTTCTTTAACTTCATACTTATCACCAGTTAATTCACTTTGGATGTATTTTAGGTTGGCCTTTGACAACTCACCATAACGGTAATAAACCTCGTAATAAGGCAAGTCATCATCTTTGCCCATATTGCCAAGGGCTACAACCTTATCAATGTTTTTCCAATCCTTCATCTTACGAAGTGTGGTCTGATTCATTATTTGCTTTTCAATAACAACAGTATCTTCAAGAGTTTTAGCGGTCTGATCTATAACATATAGGTTAGACAACAAAACAGGGGCGTAAATCTCACCAGAACTATATGAGTTATTAACCTTTCTAACGACCAGATTTCCTAAATCGTGTCCCTCTTCCATTAAATCGTTAATCTTCTCGCCGTGATTTGTCTGCCTTAGGAAGTGTCTGAATAAAGACTTGGCTAAAAATGCCTTGCCGGCGTGGTTGGGGTTATCAACTGTAACCTCAAAATGGTTAGTATCTAAATCGGTATTAACTACCCGTGTGCTAATCATTGAAGAACCTATGTCATAAAACTCTCTAGGGTCTATGCCATCTCCATAGGGCATTAAAAATCCGCTATTACGATGGGTTATAATCTCATTTAAGGTTTGGTGCTGACTAAAAGTCTTGTTGCCTAAGTTAACCGTTCCTGACTCAAAGTCTTGTATCTCCTTAAAAGTGATGTCAATAATCCTGTTAGTTGGATTTATGTATTTCATATTATTTGAACGGAGTAGGCGTGTATTCCTCTTCGTTTTGTTTCATTATGCTGTCTTGAAAATTAGCGGTCTTAGTTATGATATGCTTTCTCATTTCATAGGCTATTGCTAAAGCCATCAGTAAGTCAAAATGGTTAGTGGTATCTTCATCAGCCTTAATAACATTAAGCTCGTTCTTATCATAGACTTTCATTTCAATTAACAAGGCTCGGTCGTAAATCTTTACTAGATCATCTTCAATAGCGGATTTAAGCTCAAACAATATTCTCGGCTTGCTGGATAGGTTAGTATGCCAGCCTAATCTAACTCCCTTTGTGTCCAGTACTCTATCAATGTTTGTTTCCTTGAATATATGACTGGTCGGATATATCTCTTTTAATTTTACCAGAGTGGCATAGCCATGATTGTTTCTTTCAACTCCTACAATAGGGTTACCATATCTCTCAGCGCCGTTTCTAATCTCAAAGGCTAATAAATCAGGGCTAATAGCTGAACTCTTATAAACTGCTACAACTTCGCTGGTGGTAAAGTCTAAGATGATTATAGTTGAACTATCTCTCCCTATGCCCTCGGCTACATCGCAACCTAATCCATAGTGGTGTCCTTGTCTATAATCTTTGTAGTAAATCCAGTCACCAGATGTTCTGCCAGTAAATACTTCGTTATCAAGTTTCTTAAGGATAATATCAATCGGGAATAGCTTAAGCCCGGAACTGGCAAATGCTTCATCTGGGGTTGTGGGGTATTCTTGAGTCATTTTATCTTTTAATACTTTCCTTTGAACGAAATACCAGTAAATCTGGCTATCATTTAGGGAGTATTTATCTTGATATTCTCTTAGTTCTTGCGGTATCTCAGTATAATCTCCTTCAAGTACACAATCATTGTCATCAGTCCAGCCATAGAAGTGGAACTTAAACTCTAAATCATTCTTTGGCTCTCTATACATAGCTTCTTGGCACATCTCATAGAAATCACCAATCTCACCTTCGGCCGTACTTTCAATATCTATCCTTCCGCTGGTTGGAACTGCTGGAATTGAGCCGGTTATAATTTCCCTTGCCTTTTCAGGATATTTGGCACATATCTTTCCGAACTCTGATATATGAAGTCTTTGAACTGTATCGGAACGGGCTGAGGTGGTAATTCTGATCGTAGAGCCATGGGCAAAGTGTAATTCTTCTTGTGTTTCAGCAGTTAAGGTATAAAGGTTTTTAAGGGGAAAGTGTTCCCATGCTATCTTAGCTTTTTGGAATATCTTTTTAGCATCATTCTTGGTGTGGGCAATTAGGGTAAAATTGAAGTTACGATTAAAAAGAACATCATCTAAACCGTCAATTAAAGCGTTGGTGGTAAATCCTCTTTGGCGTGATTTCAGGTTAATGTTCCTGCGGTGTGCCTTAGAGTTATAATCAGCCTGGACAGCGTTCTCTTTGAAAGTAATCAGCTTGCCTTGCTTATTGACGATTTTGTAAAGATGATTAATCCTCCATTTCTTCTGTGTCAGTCTGGGGTCTATTTTCACAAGCGTCTAATATACTACCTATATTTAAGTTGCCGGAGTGTTCGACTTTTTGCGTAATGCGTTTCTTCAATGCGTTATATTCTCTGATAGCGGAAACCTTTGATTTAAAATCTGCGTTCTGAGTAATAAGTAATTCTAACTGCTTATCAACAAAAGAATCGTTTAATCCTCTAGCCTCAAATAGTTCATTAATCCTGTTTAAAACGTTAGGATTAGTTAATAATTCACTTGCCCTACTCCGGGCAACATTATACCAATTCTTCTTAGTCTGGTCCGGCTCGTATGACTCGATGTAACTTTGTGTGCCATTGCCAAAAAATTCCCTATCACTAGCATAAAATTGACAGAACATCTCTTGCTTAGGATTTAACTTGCCATCTGTCATATTTAAAAATTATCTTTGTAGATCTGAAAAAGAGCCGCCTCAATAGTCTGTATTGTCTGATGTTCCAGTTTCAAATCGTAGATAGCGTTAATGGCTTCTATTATCTCGTGAAGTATCGTGCTTTCTTGGTTGCTCTTAGTTAAGTTTTTGTTAATCAGTATCTTATTAAGTGCGGTGTCGGTGCTTCCGCTATCAGCCAGGCCGTCAACATAATCAACTGTAAAGTGATGTCCACCTATTTTAATAAGATTAGTGTTGAACATATTATATCAGCACAAATAGAGGGAATGACCCCCTAATGTGCTAACTATTACTTGGTGAAATGTTATCGCCCATAAAAGGTGTTGTCATTTCCTTCTTATACTTATAGTATAGCATACTTTAATAGACGATTATTAAATACCAATCTGATAAGCTTCTAAAAGGTCTGATTTTATAAAAAGAAGCTCCGCCTGTTCTTGGAGCATTCTGGTCGTGTCTTTAACTTCCCTAACAGGAATCTTTAATCGCTTGGCGGTTTCTTCGGTGGGGACTTTTAAAACTATCCGATAAAGAAATAGGGTTCGTTCTCGGTCTGTGAGCTGGTCTAAATGGTTTAGGTAATAGTTTTTATCCACTTTGTTTATACGCCCCCCTGGGGTGTCTTAACTATATTATAGCATACATAAAAAAGGTGTCAAATAAAAAGCCCCTTTTATTCGGGGCTTACCATAACGAAAGTTTTTCTTGCAATCCTCACAACAATGTTATCTGGTTCGGGGTGGACAAGGCTTACACGGGGGAACTGCGATAACTGTTCGGCTTGAGTATCAGTCATTGATTTACCTATTAAAGCTACGCAAGGGATATTATCAATTAGGTAGCTAATACAAGTGAAAATATCAACAACTAAGGTTATCTCACCGCTATCAAATCTATGCGGATTATACAAGGTACGCTTAAAACCTTTAGGGAAAAACCACTCATTCTTTTGGAAGTTGTAAGCTACATAGCCAGAATGTGCGCCGGTTTCATCGTAGGTTTTAAAACCTATTCTCCCGGATATGATTGAATGTTGTTTGACCAATCCTATCTCCAGCTTTTTAGCCAGCTCCTCGGTTATGCCTTTATCCTTTAGGAATTGGCAATAGTGAAGTTCAAGAATCGGAAGATCTCGCTTAGGTTCTTTAGGGGTGGTTAGGAATTTGTCCTTTAGTTCTTTAGCGGCTGTCCTTAGGTCAATGCCTTTTCTAGCAGCTAAGAAATTAATAACACTCCCTTTATCTGCTCCATTAGGGTTCATATAAAGGTTTTTGGTGGGACTAATAATAAATCCCTCGCCTTTTATTTCGCCATTTGCATCGGCGGAATAAGGGATGTTTAACCAGTCTAAGACATCTTTAAAGAGTATCTTGCTGGATATTTCTGAGAAATTAAGGAAATCAGACATCTTATGCCTCCATTGTTAAAGTATATTTTAATTATACCATAACAGGAGAAAAGTAAAAAGGCGGGTTTCCCCGCCCCTTACTAAAGTGTTTGCCAAAAAACAATAGCCTAGAAGCCTTGTCCTCAACTCCTCGGTCTATCTAACAGAACCGCTGGACATTCTCCGCTTGAATTAAATCAGACCACTCGGGGGGTCGCAGATTATTGGCACTTTGTGGCAAGTTCCGTTCACTACTAGGTTTTCCTAGTAACGCTCTGACTTCTTAATTATACCATAATCCAATCATCTGATAGATAGGAGAAAACAGGCTCAATATGTTTAGGCTCTGGTGGCGGTTCATAATACTCAATAAGCGGTGGGAAAGTCCTGACAAGACTGTTATTTGTTCCCAATCTAAGATAAGCAGTATAATCCTTTAAGTCCATAATATCGGAACTCTTGGCTCGGACAATAGCCGCCATTCGTTCCGCTTCCTTGTCTCCACAATTAAAGACAATGAAGTTACTCACTATACCAAAAATAGAACTCAAAACTTTAGGGTCTATCTCAAGGAAGTCGTGATGACTGATAGTAAATCCCACCTGACAGGAGCGTGCGAATTGAAGCAGAGTCGGAAAACTTGAATTAACTGCGGTCTGGAACTCATCAATGTAAATCATCAATGGTCTTTTAACTGAGTTGGTTTTGATATAAGAGAAAACCGAATAAAGGATTAAAGCAGACAGGAATCTTTGATTGTCCGTATCTGAGGTGTTTGTGTTAATAAGTAGGGATTGTCCTGTTTCAATAAAATCTTCTATGCTAAAAACATTCTCATCGGCGGTTAGAAACTGACTCATTTCATCGTTATCTAGAAACTGAGAGAGCCGGCTAGAGATAGATGACATTGTGTTTATGTAATCACTTGCCTTCTTAAAACCGCTTTTCTTTGTGTCCTCAATCTCGTTAAACCACTTCCTTGTCATCGGGTCTTGGAAGTTATACTTTTGCCTGACATCCTTAAAAGAAAGAAACTCGTTTAAGAACTGTAAGCTTCTATCTTCTTCCCTAAATCCCTTGATCGCTTTAGCCAGTATCTCTTTCATCCTAACAGAAGTCTCAGGATTAATAGAGGTAGCAGTAATCATAATATCCATTACATCAGTAAACTCACGGATTAAAGTATCAACCGGATAGCCTTTTCTTCTTAAGGGATTAAACTTAACTGGGTGCTTAAATGAGATATATTTATAATTCTCATTGCCAGTCAACTTGTTAACGCTATCGCCTTTCGGGTCTATAAAGATAACTGATAAACCGTGCTTCATATCATAATCAGCCATACGCTCCATAAGAACGGACTTACCCATACCAGACTTACCGATAATGTAGGTGTGGTGGTATCTCTTTTTAAGGTCAACTATATAAGGCAAATCGTAGTTAAGATTATCTAAAGACCCTAACTTTAAGAAGTATTTACTCACGAATTATAGTTCAATCTATCTTTTTCAAGCTTAAACTGTTTATGTTCTGTTTCTATGAATTTCTCCCTAGCCTCGTATTTCTTATATTCATTTTCCTGCTTCATTCTATTAATTTCTTCTACTAATAACTGCTTCTTAACTTCAAAATCTTCGACAGTCGGAACACCACCCTTACCAAAAATCGAGATAAGAACCAATACCTGAGAGGGGGTAATGTCATCCATCTGAAGGTCTTTAATAATCTTATCAAACAAAGCAGCAACTTTTGTGCTAATAACGTATTCGCTATCGGCTTTTAGTTTTAGACAATAAATCTCAGCTTCAGTTTTCATCTTATTAAGAGCAATAAGACTCTCACGGTCAGTCAATCCATAACTTCGTTCAAGCATATTCATTGCGTGATTTTCTTGGTCAATTTTAACAGAATTTTGTAACATCTGTAATTCAATCTTCATCCTTTCAGTATCTGTTCTAAGTCTTGTTACCTCGTTCTCATAGTAGTCTTCAAGAAGCTTAAAATTAAACTCAGCCTTCTTAACATCTGCTTCAAGTTCAATTATCTTAAGTTTAGAAAATGCTTCAAACTTCTTATAACTAATAGCTTCTTCAACTCTTAAATCGCATAAAGACTGTTGAATAGCCAAAGTATCTTGAATATACTCGTGAAAAAGCTTAAGTCTTTCAACATCTAATTTAAGTCTATTATTAGACCAACCCTTAAATATGAGAGGTTTAGGAGTAGTAAGAACAAATAAAAGTTCTTCATTCAACTGTTGCATAGTTAAATCATAAACATTAATCTCACGAACTGCCGGAAGGTTAGAGCCACCAGAATTAGAACCACTTGAAATTGAGCCTCTTGAATTTGAGCCACTGGAATCAGAACCGAAAAATCGTTTCATAATCTTCTCCTTTAATTTATAATCTTTGTACGAAAGTGATGAGAACTTTAGATAAATAAAACCTAAAATAAAAGCTATTGTAGCCATTATCATATATTTGTTCATAGTCAAACCAACACTAAAAAAGCCAAAAATTTGCGTAATCCATTCCATAACAAGAACAAATAAAAGAAAAATAATAACCCAACCCATTAGAACTTCCTTTCTCTTGATACATCAATTCCATTAAAATACAAATCACGACCTTCTTTCACATCTTTGTGAACTTCGTAATAAGCATCCCTGGTGAACCAACCAGACAAATAAACACCAATAGTTAAATATGTAGTGTCTTTACAGGTAATATTAAAATGATGAATACAAAGAGGGCCTTTAGACTCACCTAATAAATCAGTATCAGCATATTTCAAATGTAATGCAGTTACTGGTACTCCGTGTTCATCCATCAAAGCAAATGATAAGTAAGATATATTATCATCAGAATCAACATAATAAGGAATATTAGGAAGGAGAATAAAGGTTTTAGCAATGTCGCCCTCCTCAACTGTCACATACCAATTATTTTTATTATGCTCAATATGAGATTCAATAAAGCTCAAAGCGAAAAGGAAAAAAGCAATAGCAAAAAGAACAAAAGCGATAAATCTGTGCTTAGAGCGGTTTATCATAACCTATCCACAAAGTTAAAACCTTTTCCAAAGTCAAGCTTAATATCACCGATAATAGAAACAGAAAACTTAAAATCCTTCTCATCAGGGACTGCTAAATCAAGATAAGAACAAACAGATTTCCAATAGGCATAGACTTGCCGGTCTTGTGCTAACTTGAGATAATTGACTCGTTTATTTTCAATCCAATTAGTCCATTCAGGCTTATCAACTTCAATCTCTAAAAACTCTAATTTATACCTGTTATCAACTGCTCGGACAAGTAAGGCATCAGGTCTGATATATTCAAAAGAAGGAAAAAGCAAGGCTTTGAAGTCAGGTAATTTAAGGGCTTTGATAAAGACGGAAGTATTGTTAAGCTCGTTATCACCTCCATATCCTACGACTTTAGGAAGTGTCTTAATCTGATAGCCATTGTCTTTTAGAACTGGAAGTAAAGCATCATTGGCAACATAAATATCGGAAGATGGATTGGAGAGCCAGCCGATCTCGATAAGTTTATCTAACTTATTAACGGCACATATTTTTGAGTATCTTGGATTGATTAACTTGAGGTCGGATTGACGAACATATTTCAGCAGGCGAATATGATAAAGCATATCCCAAAGAAGCTTATAACTACCGCCACCAGAGAGAGGGATTATATCCTTAAGTAAATCTTTCATAGAAATACCTGTAAAAATGATGGTAAATATACAAAAAAAGGCAGAAGGTTACAAATTACAGGTTAAAAAAACTAACCCCTTGTAATTAAAGGAGTTAGCTACTCATTTACAGTCTGCTATTAAAGGCGGGAGACTTTTTAGATGGCTTCTAGCGTTGCCACGATTTAGTGGCATTAGCGTTAGAGGGCATTGAAAAATGTCGGGGGTTTGGCATTGGGTTTAATAACTACTAATAAAATAGACAAAATTAAATTAGTAATTAAAAATCATTAATATTTATTAATAAAAGAAAAATGCTTATTTTTAGCATCCAACAAATTCTGATTCGGGAAGTAAAATGGGCGTAGCAAATTGGTTTGAAACATTCTGCAGCAATATTAAAATGTCAGCAGTTACAAACTCAACAATATCTAACAGATATAAACAGATTACTAAAAGGTTAAATATAGACTACTACAACTCATATTCTGAGACAAGCCATGGCCTTTATGTCGGCTCTTATGGCAGGGATACTGAAATACACTCGAGCGATATTGATGTGTTATTTGAGCTACCAAATAGTACCTATCACAAATACAATGATTATGATGGTAATGGGCAATCAGCATTATTGCAGGCAGTTAAAAATTCCATAAAGAAAACATATTCAACAACGGATACAAAAGGTGATGGCCAGATAATTCAGGTTAGATTTAGTGATGGAATAAATTTTGAAGTACTTCCAGCATTTATAAATAGTGATGGTAAAACTTTTACATTCGCTGATTCGAATAATGGTGGTTCTTGGAAAACAACGGACCCTCGCTCAGAAATAGATGCGATTAAGAGTAGAAATCAAACATGTAACTATAATCTCAAAAAATTATGTAGAATGATGAGAGCTTGGAAGGATGCAATGGATGTCCCCATAAAAGGACTGCTTATTGACACACTTGCGTATCAGTTTATGGGAGATTATGTTCACAGAGATAAATCATATTTGTACTACGATTTTATGTGCAGAGATTTTTTTGAATTTATGAAGAACCAAGACAAAGAGAAGACTTATTGGATGGCTCCGGGAAGTTATCGATGGGTTTGGAACATTGACAATTTCAGGTACAAAGCAACTTTAGCCTACAATATTTCGTTAGCGGCAATTAAAGCCGACACAGACAAGTATGAGTACACGGCTAAATCGAAATGGAGAGAGATTTTTGGAACAAAATTCCCAAGTTGAAACAATTATCATTCTTGAATCCCAAATTCGTGAATGTTATGGCCGTGTGGCTTATACCCATAAGACCCATGAAAAATGCGCTGATATAATTAAAAAAAGAAATGATAGACTTAAAATATGGCAGATAATTCTATCAGCTCTAATCACATCAAGCTTTTTAGCAAAAGTATTCGGCTCAACAAAGATTGGTGATATTGACGTCGCACTTGTTGGCGGTGCTATCATATCAGTCGTTCTTCTTGCATTAAATACTTATTTAAAAGATTATGACCTCGGAGAATTGATGCAAAAGCATTCAAATTGCGCAACAGAACTTTGGTCAATAAGAGAAACATATCTATCACTCCTTACAGATATCAAAGCAAGATTATTAACACCAGAAGAAATTGTTGAACAACGAAATGAACTTCAGGAAAAGCTCACAGGTATATATATGGGTTCACCAAGAACAATAAACAAAGCATATGCTGAAGCTCAAAAAGCATTAAAAGTAGATGAAGAATTAACTTTTAGTCAAAAAGAAATTGATGTCATGCTTCCAGAGGAATTAAGACGCGAAAAAATATAGAAGTCCAATTATCACAATCAATATGAGAGGTATAGAATGAATTATCTAATCACCTATGATCTTAATAAACCGGGTCAAAATTATAATGAATTATACGCGGCTATAGAAAAATATCCGAACTGCCATCCATTAAAATCAGTATGGTTTGTTAAGTCAAACGCTAATGCGACCACAATTTATGACGATTTGAAACAACATATAGATAAAAATGATACATTGTTTGTATGTGAAATTACAACAAATCGGAATGGTTGGCTGCTTCAAAGTGCTCACACATTTTTAAAGAACGATTAAATAGCGTTTTCATCTGATAGTAAATCGTAAAGTTAATCAGTCTGGCTAACTTTCATATAGTTAAACTAAATATTTGCTATTCTTCTTGATAAACTTATCAACTAACGGTCTTAGAACTGAACTCATATCAGTATCTAAAGCGGCGCATATTATCTTGAAGTTCCGCTTTGTTTCTTCTGGCACATTAATGAAAAAGTTAGTCAACTTCTTCCGTTCCATATAGGCTCTATTGTTATCGTATTGTGACATATATTCCTTGAATTATCATCATAAAATTAATACATATTCTTCGCCTCATTATTCCTTACCTCAAGTAATGTTCTAATGGCGGATAGCTTATGTTCAATGCTTCTCATCTTCTCCCTTAATTCCATTAAGTTTAATCCTTCATTAGTCGTTTCCCATAGTCTTTCAAGAGCGGCGTCTGACTTTACATCATCTCTATGGTCTTGATAGTATTCAGCCCTTGCTCTCATCATTCTGACTTTAAGCTCACCCGCTTTAGAATAATCATCAGATAGCTTAAGGCGTAATTCAGCAAGTTGGCTTGGTGTCTGTTCTGTTAAGTCCATATTATTTTTTATGTTTAACTATCCTATCACAACTCCAAAGATGTTGCTTGCCTTCGTTAATCATTCTGATAGTAGTTTCAGTGGCACAACGAACATCATAAGCACACTCGTCTGATATTTGTTTCTGCCAATAGGAATTATATTGAAACAATCCTCTATCGTAACTGTCGGCTGGGGTATTTCCTTTAGTGTTCAATGCCATTGGGTCTAATCTTGATTCGCAAAAGGCTAATCTCACCAAATAGTCCGGCCACTTAAAATCCTTCTCATCGGCTATCGCTCTAATCTGTAATTCAATATCAGGTTCATCAGTGATAACAGGAACTGCGATAATCTCAAGATCGTCTATCTGTTTAGTTTCCTTAACCTCTGTAATGACATTATCAACCTTGTTATTTAGGAATAAGTTATATCCCATATTAGCAAACATCATCAGGAATAAGGTGATAATAAAAACACCTTTTTCTATGTTGCGTTGCTTCCGCTTAAACTTGGTTGGCTTCTTTTTGTATGTGTTGTATTTCATATATTTTAATTCTCTCACAGGGTCAGGGGGGATTCCGACACCCCCGACCTAGTGGCAGGATTAAAAGGGGATTTGGTTTGTGTCAAACTCTTCCTCTGCTTCTTCCTCAACTTCTTCCTCTACGACTTCCTCCTGCTTGGGCTTCCAGTCGTTTAACTTGGCGTATAGCTTGCCCTCATGGCTTTCTAGCACGTCTACATTTACAAACCCAGCAGCGTTAGCTTTGGAGTGTAAATAAGGGATAAACTTCTCAAGCTTGAATGAAAGACTAGCCTTTACGAACTCTGGTGCGTTCTCCTTGCGATTTACGAATAAACCGTCTACAAATTCTTGTGCCATATTATTTCATTAAATTAGTTAGTATATTTTTATAGTTCTGCGGTGCTAAGACAATTCCAGTTAGGTCAAAACAGGCTTGCTTATAATCTTCTGTGGTCACTAATGGCATTGGGCTGGCGTTGTTAAGTAGTTCGGCAATAATCTCTTTATCTGACTTAAACTTTTTAACTGGCTCTGGTTTAGCGGCCAAGTTTCCATCATCATCTTCCGCCTGTAATCCTAGTAATGACTGGATAGCATATCTACGATAGTAGGTGATAGCACTTCCCATTTTCTGTGGGTCGCTAATCTCTGGGAGAGTGATAGTATTATCTGTTAAGGTGCTTTCGGTAGCAGAGTCAACTATCATAGTCCGAATAGCCGGCTTACCATTAATATTATCAAGTGGCTGTAAAAGTATCAAACCTAACTCATTCAAGACTGGCTTAACTTCTTCCAGTAGCTTGTTAATGTCAAAGTATTTTGACTTAAAAAATGGGTTGGTGCTGTCCTTAGATATTGCCCCTATCTTCTTTTGAACTTCTAGTAACTTCTTCATATTATTTTAACTTATTGGCTAAATAATGTTTCGTCTTATCGCTATGCTCTGGCTTCTTAATTTTAGTCTTGCCGTAATTTAAGATGCTCTCTATTACCGATTGGCGGTGGTCATCTCCAATTGACCATTTGTAAATAAGACTGACTAAAAGGTTGCGCTGAGCTTCGGTGGTGTTTTTAAGTATCTCTTGGCTGACTGGTGTTTCAAGTAACTCTGATAGGCTGTCGGCAAGTTGTTCTAAATTATTTGGATTTATCATATTTCAAGTGATTAATAATCTTTCTCTGTTCATTGGCATAACTGTCGCATTGGGCTATAACATCGTCTAGAGTGAACTTGATAGGCTTGGCTGACTGATAATGCTTCCAACCGAATGCTCTACAAATCTTTATAAAATTGGCTTCTCTTTCTTTGGTAGTCATATTAGTTTATAAAAGCAATTAAGATAAACAATAGGCAGATTAAGGAAATAAGACCAATCATTGCGTAATCTGCTTTCTCTTTCCAAAACTTTGTTGCGTAATCTCTTTTAATCATATATTTGTACCAGAGAGCCGTAAGTTTAGAACGCTTTTTAATTGTGTCTATTCCTACGGCGTCTCTAGTAGTAATCTTTATATCTATATAATAGCGTACTATAACAATGATGTCAATACCCATTTATCCACAACCTAGAAACCTTAGAAAACAGGCAAAAAGCCAATAAAAAACCGCTATTGACTAGCGGTTCTAAGAAATACGGGACTATCGCATTTATCGCAATAACCCTCGTGGCTACCTTTCTCCGCTTCGATAGGGTTGTTACAAGATTGGCAATAATAGGTTTGACATAGGTTCTCAACCAATATCTCATTGACTATTTTTGTCATCGGCTTGTTCTTCTCTTTCGCTTGGCGGTAAAGGATAGGGATTAGTTTCTCGTTCACTTTTGGAGAGTACATCACATAACTCCTTTAGTTGGTTGTTGAGTTGTTTTAAGTCATTGATTAGCCTTATGGCTAACAAGTCTATGATTTCCATTATTCCTCCTTCACTAGGAACTTTATTTCTCCTTTAATAGGAACTTTAAGATTTTCTCGGTGTTACTGATAACTTTTAAGACTGCTGAGTAAGGGGATATATCGAGTTCCTTAGCGTATCTTTCAATGTATCGGTAATGGTTGCCAAAATGTTTAGAGCCATCTATGCCAAGTATATTACACAAGGCAAGTGAGCCTAATTCTGCGGTAATCTCTTGGATAGGGTCTTGACCGCCTTTTATGCCGTTAACTTTATCATCTGCTAAATGGGTTAGCTCGTGTAGCCAAACGCATTCTTCGGGACTGGCTAAGGCGATAATCTTCTTGTTGGGAGAATAGTAGCCAAGATTATTCCTGTTACCAGGGATAGCAGCGACATTAACGCCAAGCTCAGTAGCTCGTTCCATTAAAGGGAGTTTCGGGAGTTGGATTTTCTGATATTCAACCGGCTCGCCTTCGGTCTGTTCAATGGCGAATACTGCTCCGGTAACAAAGCCAGCTAGTAAAGTAGTATCTATGCCATCTGCGGTTTTATCTTTCTTAATCCAGGGGACTAAGATGTAAGAGGCTTTCTCGCCTTTCTTCACATGGCGTTTTACTTCTTCCCATTGGCGGTAACCTCGGAAGTCAGTTAAACCAGTAAAGTAGCAAAGTAGCTGGTTAATCAGCGACCATCTAAACATCGGAAGGTCAGCGGTGGGAAATGCTATCAGAGCGATAGCGGAAGGAATATTGTCACTATTCTTAAACTGCTCAAGAATAGTATCTAGAACTGACTTAACTTTAGAGTTCATCACATACCTCATTTTGTTAATTGACGGAAATATTAAATTGTAAATGAACAGAGCGTCTTATTACTCATCTACGCCTGACAGATAGCAAGCGGAGTTCCCTGATAAGTCATAGGTGGAGGCGAAGCACTACCTTGACTTGTTAGGGTGCTTGCTACAATTGGAAGGCTGATGAGTATTAAAGCCTTCTACTCGAGTATCTTGGTGGTGTTTCGGTTGGGCATATACCATACGGCTTCATTCATTCGGTAGAAATCAGGGAAAGCCATTAGGCGATAATATCTGTTATTGTGTTTGCTTATTCTATCTAGTAAAGCGTTGAATTGCTTATAGAGGGCGTTTAGCCTTTTCTTTACTTCAACATTATCATATTCCTGGGGGATGGTAAATGTGGGATACTCGTTTGTACAAGAGACAATTAAAATCTTCGTGTTCTCTGAGAGCTTGTTAAGTTTTAAGAAGCCGGCGGAAAGGTATCTGTCATACTTCTCAATCTTTTCTTCATAGGTGCGCCGTATATCCTTATGTTCTGTTTCAATGATAAAAAACCTTTCTTCTCGAAGGTCTTGCCGGACTGCTTTAATGAAGATGTCAGCCTTAAAAAATCTCTCCTTGCCGTTCTCCATTACTCCTGACCTAAATCTCTTTTCGTATTCTGATGTAATTATCCAATCAGGAAATAGACGCTCAAAAGCAAGGCGGATAGATAACATCATCATCCAATGAGGGAGGTTATTATACGATCGTGCGTCTTTCTGCTTGTATTCATCTCGGCGACCAATTAGATTAGCTCCCTTCTTAGTCACTTGATAAAGATACTGCCTTCTCTTATAAGGCGGTGCGATATAAAAGGGTATCTGTTTCATTAGACCGGCTTTGACATAAGTCTTAATCTTTTTGTCGGGATATAAAACCGCTCCCTTATAAGACTTAGCTTCATAGGAGAAAAGAATATTAGGATTGGCGCACTCAAGCGTTAATGTTTCGTGTAAGTATTTATGTAGCATATTAGATAAATTCTTTCCCTTGATAAAATGCCTTACCACCAACAAAGGGAATAAACTCTAGTAGATAACGGGGCGAATTTTTACTAAAGTAACCGACACCGAACCCCTGTTGCCAGTTGGGGGTTTCTCCTTCCATATACTCTGCGTCAAGTTTACAAAGACAACCACACTCCATCCAAACATAGCTACCAGATTGATTATTGTGATAATAGATTGCGGCTCTATGAGTATGACCAGATATTCCTGACATACCAGACTTCTCAAACTCACCTTTAGCAGAATAACCAGCAAACTTCCTTACTACATCCCCATGCTTAAAGATAACTCCTCTGTGTTTTAACCTGCCTGACTTCTCGTAGCGAACATTTAAGGATTTAAGGTTTAATAGGTTCTCAATACTTAAATCTCTTAATCCAGCCAGTTCTTTAGCTTCACTCCATAGGTATTTTTGTAAACGATAGCAATGGTTTCCTCTTATTAATACGATATCGGCTTTATGATTGGCGTTTCTAATTTGTTTTAAAATCTCATAAGCCATATCGATTTCATCTTGTAGCTTCAAAGCCCGTTCCGGGTCTTTAACAAATCTTGATATGGCGTAAAAGTCAACTAGGTCACCCATTACAAATATCTTATCGGGCTTAAACCATTTAGAAAATGAGATACAAGCGGAAAGGGCTAATTCATCTTGGTAGGGGGCGTGAATGTCTGGGATAATCAGACACTTTTCATAATTCATATTTAAGCGGCTTTACGGTGAAACGATAGCGAACCTCTCCTAGAGTTCTCGCTGTGAGTCACCCAAGCCATATTAGATAAACAATAACCATCTGATGAGTCAATTCTATCTACGGATGGTGTTAATTTCCTATCGTAATTATTAAGTTTCCAATTTTCAAATAACATTTTAAATTCAGGAGAAGAATTAGCCCAAGCATAGAATTCATCTTTAGGAAGTAAGCACTTACCCCTATATAGGTGAAACTTCAATTTTTGGACTCCAGTAACACGACTTTTCATATTGCGATATAGTCTTACCAAAAAACCATTAACAGACTTTTCGTATTTATGAGTACACAGATTGCCGGTCTTAAACCTGTACTCCCTCTGTTTAGCGTTGATTTGCTGTTTAGTCATATAATATTATTATAGCACTATCTAACGAGGAGAGAAATTGGCTTGTAGTATTTGTCCGGCTTATCTGGGGTTAATTCCATAAACCACCACTCTTGGTCGTCTTCGTTAATTGTCCAGGACATTATGAAATCTTTTCCGATTATCTGAAGCTCTGGGTTCACCAGATCGTCTGCTCTATTAAACTCTACATCAGCCTTACTAACGAAATCTCTCCAATTAAACCAGCCATTAGATGTTAGGCAAAACTGGACATCCCTTTGTGTTCTCCTATTAAGGTGTAGAACTTCAAGGGTATATTCTAAAAGATTCATAGTTTTTTATCATACTCCTCCTTTATCCTGCCCTTAATAGAGCAGAGCTTAGAGCAGTAGTGTTTTTTATTAGGTCTATGGTTCTTAAAAGCGTTAAATGAAATGTGGCAAAAAGAGCAGGAGAAAGTCATCTTACTTCTTATCCCGATAGGTAATGCCTAACTCTCCACTAGCCATATGGATATAATAGGCGTGTTCCCTATCTCGGATTATTACTCCGTTATTTAAGACATCTGTGCAGTGAATACAATGACAGGTAGTCTCGTCTCTAAAAATCCTCTTACCCACCCTCGCCACGAACCATTCAAGTTTGTGCATATTGGTCAAAATTAACTTATTCTGTCCAGTATAAGTAATGTAATGTATAGATTAGTCTAAAAATGAGTAGGTTAGTCCATTTCTTCTTCGTCAAATATATCAAAAGCTTCTTCACTGGCTTGGAGTTTATCAAAATCTTCCCAATTAGCTTCTTTACCGTCTTTACGAAAGAAGTAACCGTATCGGCGTGGACCGTAATAATCATCAATACACCAAGCCTTCTGAGTCTTACCGGTCTTAGGGTTTTTTAGGTCTTTTATAAATGAGGACATATTATTTCTTAATAAGTTTTAATAATTCCTTTAAAATAACATCAACCGCAATGTCACACTCCAATAATATTTTGTGAGCCTTATCTCTTTCCTTATAAATATTCGTAATTATTTTACTTATATTTTCTTTCATAAGATTGATATTTTACTACTGTTTTTCAATCAATAGGATGATAGTAAATAGCACTTTATTTAATCGCCTTATTCAGCGAAGTGATTATTATCTTTTTAATCTCCTTTACCGCTTCTTTAACGAACTCTGGGTAGTAACCATTTTTAATCCCAAAGTCTAACCATTCTTTGAAGTTCATTTTTTTCATATCTTTATAAATAAAGTGAATTAATCCATACGAAAGCGATGACGATTGGCTTCGGTTTTGCTAGATAATTTCTGTCGCCAATATTTCTATTGTGTTTCGTTATCCGCCAATGGCTTGACCGAGGGAGAGGTAATACAGATTGACTTTTTAAAGCCCTGTCGCATCTTATCCCTCACAATCATCACCGCTTTGGTAGGGGCTAAACAGGTTTGTTATTCGGGTCTTGGCTAGTAGTTCCAGTTGAAATAATTGCCCACGTGCCATAACCACACATCGGACAATCGTTGCTTTCCCAGGGGCTTGGCTCAAATTCACAGCTACATTTTGGACATTTAATTTTCATATTCTATCTATGTGAGTTAATTATGTTGATTACTTCTTAACCTTTAAATAAACCACTCTATCCGTATCCTCACAGTAGCTTTCATAACCATACTTAGTCATAACCATCTTACTGACTTTAAGTCTCATATCTCTAAAGACTGTTTTCTTACAATGAGGGCAGTAGAGGTGCATTTTAGTTAGTGTAGTAGTCTTTAATTAGTTGTCTTAATTCTGGTCTTGACGGTGCTAATTCAGTCATCTTAACCAACTCCTCCTCATCTTGTTTGCGAAGGTCGGTTATGAATTGTTTAATAATAATAGCAGATACTCTTGATAGCTCTCCTATTCCAAATCGTTTATCAAATCTCTCCTGCCAGGTTTTAGACATATTATTATTTATTACCTCTTATTTAATGGGGGGGCTTCTTCTAGTTGTTGTTCTTCTTCCCATTCTGCTAATCTTTGATTTGCTAAATCTAATTCGTATTGATATTCCTCGTCAGACATTCCGTATGGTTTATAGAACGGGACAAATGGTCTTTCTCTCATATTATTTAGCCCTAAGGCTGTTAGTTAATTAAAGACTGGTTAGGGTTGGGGGGGTCTATTCCTTTATAAACACTTCAACGCTTTTGAAATTATTATAATCAGAACAATGTGGCATAAATACTGAAAAATCACTCAAGTCTTCTATTATTTTTTTAATTCTCTGACTTTTATTCAAGCCCTCTCCTTTTGACCAATCGTCAACATCTATTTCAAATTCTGCTGTTATTATTGCTCTCATATAAATATCCTTAATTATTAAATCTCTTATAACACTTTAATTATTTGTAAATCTCTGGAGGAAAAACACATTCTACTCCAGAAAATCCTCTATTGAACATTCTGCCTCCATTATCTTCGCACCACTTACAGTCATCTTTTACTCTGTTGTCATATTTTTCACATCCTTGTTTTTCTGTGATTTCTAATGAACAAGCAGACAATACAACTGTTAACGATATTAGTATTAATATTACTTTAATTGATTTCATATAATTTACATTTAATTTACCAATAGTGAAAGAAAGATGAGGCTGGGATTTGCACCTAGCATAGTATTGGACTCAAACCAATCTCTTATCATCGAAATGATACGCACAACACGACTGTGCTGACCTATCTTGTAGCGTCTACCTATTCCGCCACACATCTTTCTCTCGCTACTAGCCACCACCGAAGTGATGACTGTTTGTTAATTATCTTATCCCACCTTAGATGGTGGGGTTAATTATTTTTTCAATAATACTATCTAATCTCTTTAATTGAGATGCCTGGTCAGATTTATATTCAATAGTCTTAATATAATTATGATTTCTTTTTTCTTCCATCAGTATTTGCAATATGAGCTTCTTATCAAAAATATTAAATTCCATACATTTAATTATTACTTATATATTCATCTACTGCTTCTTCAAGGGCTTCCATTAAGGCTTGCTTGTCGTGGGCTGAACCAAGATTAGTCTCCCGATCATAATCTTTTATTATGCTCTCTACCTGTCTTAAGAAGTTGTCCATATTATTTATTAAATTATTTTATTAGTGGGCTATTATCCGTAAGGACAGCAACACCACGAAGTAATATGCGAGAATTTATAATGAGCTATTCAAGGGGGGTTGCTGTCCTTTTTTGTTTGTGCCATTATGGGTCAAACAGAAGGACATATAGCCCACACTATTCATTGTCTTTTCGCGCACCAGTGCGATAAAACGAATAAACTATACTCTGAGGTGGCTACAACTTGTTAAAATAACTTTTGGGATAATCTCGGTAGTAAATTCAATTATATTATATATCATCTAGATTAGTTTGTCAATGGTGGGAACGATTTGGTGACGATTTATTATCTGAACATTAGAAATATTAGAAAATATGCCAAACATTAGAACGACCTAAGAGCTTATAAAATAATAAGTTAGTGTCTGATAAGGAGTTAGGTTGATTGGTAAGAACTGCCTTACAAGCAGAGGGTCCGGGGTTCGAATCCCTGAACGCCCACAAAAAAGCCTCAAAACAGCGTGTTTTGGGGCTTTTGTCGTTTTAAAGGTTTATTATATATCAGTTTAGTCG